TAGTTAACAATTTGAACATTACGCCCTTTTAACTGATGGACTATCAGCCACTTTTGAAGCATGTGATATGCTACTATTACTTATATGTTATGAATCCCATAATCCTAAAAATATAGTAATTATGGCCACTATAAAAGCTATTAATGGTATTGATTCCAACACTAGTAATCCCATAACGATATAATGAGTCCTACGAAAAGAAGAGATATTAATCCCATTGTATATCACTTAATGTATATCTCAACTCTTTTAACCTCTTTTCGTAAGACTCCTCAGTATTAAACCATTCTATTATGTTACCAGTACCAAATTGTGGTATCTGTATTTCTACGAACCAAGTATTTACATCTTGGTCCCAACCGTGATAAATGTCAAATGATTCTATGGGTCTTTGGCCCTTTAATCTTTGTCTTGGCATTTTTCACATCTACAATGTTTACAAACCTCAATCGTATTGCCCGATCTGTCAATGTCATCCCAATAACTTCCGCCACAATGTGAATCGTGACCACAATTTGAACAAAACGAACTACTTATCATCACAACCGCACTTTCCTTTATAATCTTTGATTGCACTTTTAACAGCATCTTCCGCAAGTACCGAACAATGTATCTTAACTGGAGGAAGTGCAAGTTCAGAGGCAATCTCTGTATTCTTAATTGATTGTGCTTTGTCAATGTGAGCTCCTTTCAGCCATTCAGTAACTAATGAACTACTCGCTATTGCAGAGCCACACCCAAATGTTTTAAATTTTGCGTCTGTTATTATACCTGTGTCATCAACTTCTATCTGGAGTTTCATAACATCACCACACGCTGGCGCTCCTACCAGACCAGTTCCCACATTTTTCTTATTTTTATCTAAAGTCCCCACATTTCGTGGATTCTCATAATGGTCTAATAATTGTTTACTGTACGCCATTTAAAATCTCCTACAATAGTTATTAAGCACTATTATTTATTCATAGTACTCCATTCTAACACCATTTTTCTCTTTAACAACCTTACGCATACCATTTTCAACCTCTTCAACTTGTACTTTTACTTTACCTTTTCTCTGTTTTCTTAATGCTTTATCTTTTTCTCTTTTTATCCTTGTAAGTTCCTGTTTAATCGTGATATTAGCGGCTATGACGAGCAAAACTGCTAAAGGGTCAAACACAAACACTAGTATTAAGATAACCCATCTTACTGCATTTTCTAAAAATGTCAGTGCATCATCACCATATAAAAGTGCAGAAATATACTTTAATGGTCCTACTTCTACTTCAAAATTCTTTATTTCTAAATCATAAACTGATTTTTCATCTAATAATTCATCTATTCTAGTCTGTGATTTATTAACCATATTGGTTAACTTATCTCTCTCTTCTTGTTGTTCTTCTCTTTTATTTAAACCTTTTGATACTGCACCTAATTCTATATACCTATCTAATGCATCATCTAAAGATTGTAGTTGTTTCTCTGCTCTGATGATTGTTTTTTCTTCTGATTTAATATAATTATCAATTCTATCAATTTTTATTTGTGCTTGAGATGTATTTGAACCTGCATCTATGTGTGATTTAGATAGATACCCAAAAATACCCATACTAGTTATAAACATAAGAACTATAACTGCACTTGTCAAGTAATATTTTAATACTTTTGGTACTGTGGTCCAATTCTGATATAACCAAGATGCAGTAACAAGTTTACCTATCTCTAATACAACACCCATAATAGCTATGGACACTGCGGATGCAGAGAATATAGCCATTAGACCTACAATACTATAATATGCAGCAACGGCACTAATACATAATGCTACCGCAAGAGTCACTAATCCAAAGAACATAATTTTTGATACTTTTCTGTTACAAGCATTTTGGTCTTTAACCAAAATTGTTTCATATCTAAGTCTTTACAATTTTCCATTGCAGTATCGCAATTATACATTAACTTTAGATACCTAGTTTTTAGGTTCATTCTCACATACTTGTCTGAATAAAATATATTTCTCTCCATTTGGAGGTGTAAGTGTTATAGCAGGGTTTTTTATATCAGTTTGTCTACCTACATATTTCCATTCACACGGACCATATAATTCTTCCATTTTGTTTTTGTGTGCAAAGAATTCAGCGTTGTCCATTATAAACATATTTACCATAAAGGAGAAAATACTCCCAACGATTGTTTCTATTCCCATTTTAATATCCTATTATATTTTTGTTAACCAGAGGTTTACCTTCTCTGTATTCGTGTTTCATATAGTCTATCATCTGTTCTAAAACAAATTGTTGGTCTTCAGTGCCGTGTTCTAAAGTATCTTTGTGTATTGACTCTAGCCACTTTGTAACACCTTTATAACTTAAATAACCTACACCCGCTTTAACGCCAATCATATATCCACACCTTTCTTTTTCAATAATTGTTTTAGTAATGTTTTGTCTATCTCATAATCATAATTGTATTTATCACCTTCTAGTATCTCATCGCTTTTTACACACTCAAAAAACAAATCAATAGACATACCAAAGAAGTTTATAGCGACATCACCTTGATTATCAATCTCTACTTGACAATCTTGTTCACTCGCCATACTTTTTTCAATGGATATAGATTGTGTTTCACCATTAGGAAAAGAAAATAACACTTGTATTAATAATATAAATTCTTTCATACTGCTATCCTATCAGGATTGTACTCTACTGTCAACCCCTATAAAGTGAAAATATGTACTCATAATAAATTTTGGTTTCTCTTTTGGCATTTCACCTTCGTGAGGATACATCCACATTGGTGGAAATACAACTACACTACCCTTTTCTGCGGGCACATATGCCTTCTCAAATTTTGTGCCAGCATCATTGTCATTCAAATAATATAAAAACGCAAGAAATCGTGTACAATTTTGTATTGTACCTGCATCAACATGCCAAGGAAAACTACCTTGATTAGGTTCATATCTTTTAATTCTAAAACCTTCAACAGCATAAACTTTTGGTGCCTGACTTGTCTTGTCGTGTTTCTCAAAATAATCATCACCTATTTTGTGAGTCAAATCTTTCATTAGATTACTTAATCTATGTCCAGCATCTATTTCAACTTGTTCAAAGTTACCATAATCTGTAAGTCTATCTAAGTTATGTTGATAGTAATCTAATAATTCTTTTACTAAATCATCTTCTAACACATTCTTATATAATTGTATCATCTAGTTTAATATCCTTCCACCTTTCAATAGTGCACCTTCTCTTGGTCCAGCCACTATTCTTCTAGTAACAGGTATTGTTTCATACTCACCCACGAAGTCACCTGGGAAAACACCTGTTTCTAAATAATACTTTAACCACCTAATATATCCTCTTGCATTTAAGGCCTTAGAGTGTTCTATTGCTTTTTGTTTTTTATCAACACCTTGTCTTCGTGCTGCTTTCTCAGAAGATGACGCAATATCTTTTTGTGTCTTAATCCACTGCATCACTTTTTTTCTAGACATAAATCCATCATCAGGTATTGCTAATACCTTTGGTGAAATGTTTGTGTATTTGGGTGGATTTTCTTTTAGTCTTTTTTCTCTTGCCTTGGCAAGTCTTTCAATTGCTGCCTGTCTTTGTTCTGCAGACATTTTTCTTTTAGCCATAATACCTCACTAAATAAATTATTATTGTTTATATTGTAACATGCATTTATCTATTTGTCAATGCCCTCATAACTCTTTTCATTCTTAACTGATTATCAATCCATTGTTTTGCAATGTAATTTTTAACTTTTCTTTTTGTTAATTTTACAATTTGTTTGAATACCGTATTAAACACATTCTCACCTGCACTATTATTATCTACAATTATCATATTACTCATACCAAATAATCTTTGAAACTTACCTATGTTTGCTTGTACATTGTTCCAGTATGTTTTAACAATATCTAAAGGTAACTTTCTAGTTCTTTGATTATTTCTTTCTATTGCCGTGTCTAAAGATGTATTAACAAATATCATATAAGTTTCATATCCTAATTCTTTTAACTTTCTAGCTTGTCTTTCTATTTTAACATATTCTGCACCTGTACCATCTATAATTAAACCAAGTCTACCAGCCACAAAGTTTCTTTGCATTTTTGATGTAACCTCTTTTGCTCTACTTCTGATTTTATCTCTTTCTAAACTTTTTTCTGGACTCATAGTTCTAAAGTCTAAGTCAAAGTCTGCATCTTTTAGTAGTTTTTCAAATGCAATATCAGAGTTTACAATTTTAAGGCCGAGGCCTCCAGTGGTTCGTCTTACAACATAAGATTTACCACTGCCAGGTCCTCCTGCCAGAAAAAATGCCTTAAAAATGTTAGGGTCATATACCCCCTCTGTTAATTGTTCAAATGTTTTCACGCTGTCTTTCTTTCTAAAAACCTTCTCGTTCTTGCCGTATATAATTCACTGGCTTCTTTAGTTAATTCACAAATAGTATTATCAATAATTCTTTCTTGTCTTTGAAAATTTAGTGTTCTTAACTTACGAGTGTTTTTATTAGTCATTTTTTTTCCTTTAAGTAATCATCATATTGTCACAGTACCTCCACTTCCTGAACCTGGGTCAGGTAAATCATCAGGAAAACTTAATTGGGTACTATCTTTAACTACTTCAAGTCCTATTCTGTGTTTATTGTCACCATAACGCAGAAATGAGTGTTTTAGTTTTTTTATAATATAACGACCAGATACTTTTTCATTATATAACTCACCAGCATCAGTTTGATTTTTTGGTATATTGAGTTCAAGAAGTTGGCCGACTTCAATACCAGTGTTACCTACAATTTCTAGATAATAACTGATACCATTTGCAATTTGTGATAATTTAGAAAATCTATTTAATATATCAGACCCTGGATTTACTTTACCATATGGTGTTCTAAATTCTGGATATGTGCCTGTATGAAAAGAATCTGGTCCTGTTGATGATTGTACAGTAACTAGTGAATCTGAATAATCACTTACTGTGTTACCTTGTGTGTCTAATACGCTTTCAAGTGGGAATAGTGGTTTACCTTGTCCACCACCAAGTGTTTCAACATCATTTCCCTTACTAAAAGATTCTTTATAAGAGAACGGTGTTTCTGAATATGTCTTATTAAAACTGTCGTGTAATATCATTTTTGATGCATAAAGTCCTGTACGAATACCATTTAATATGTTATTACTACTTATGATTTTTTCACTTTCTATCTGATTTAAATTTACCTCTTGTGGATTAACACCTGATTTTTCGTGTAAGTCACCTTCACCGACATTATATTCCATCACAGGTCCTTCTTCAAATAAACTTTCTATACTTCTAAAGTTGTAACCACGAGTTGTTTCATAAAATATATAAGATGAGGTTTCAAATCTAGATAATGATCTTTGTGCAATTGAATTGATGGCATCAAATGGATGCATGTTTGGAACTACAAAAGAAAACCCACCTACTGTATCTTCTAATTTTAATTGTTTATCACAATTCAAATAGTTTTCACCTCTAAATATCTTTTCTACCATTTCTGAATAAGCACCAGTAAATGATTGTGACACTCTTCTTCTGTTATTTAAAAATATTTCGTTTGTGGTAAGTTTCAAAGAAATCATTTTACCTTGATTGACATCAACTTCTTGTAATATTTTATAAACTACAAATGTATGTTTTGTGAAATCAATAGAACCTTCATTAGTTTCTTCTGGTGTACCAATTTCAAGTCTTACATATTCGTTACCAATGATTGGTAATGTTTCTGATAAATCTTTTGTATCAACGAATGTTATATCTGCGGAAATCGCATTTGAAAATAATTCTTCGTAGACATTTACTTCAATCAAAACATCTATCAAATCAATTTCTGCACCTGCGTGTGTGACTAGTTTACATTCCAGTATGTTGTATTCACCAGCATACTGCATACCCATAGGACTTTTTGCCATTATGCTGTACCTTCACTCATCAATGCCTTAAACTCTTTTATAAATTGAAATAAATAATCTTTCTTTAATAATCTAATTTGACCTCTTTGAATTTGTATGTTCTCTTCGTGTTGATAATTACTAACACTTACAGCTGTTGGATGTGAAGTTTTGTCTGGACCAATATTTATGACTTCGGTAGTGTCACCTGATGTTTTTGTAATTTCATAATGATGTATTCCATTAGGGTTATCATATTTGTCATTTAAATATTGTTCAAAGGCTTGAACACCCATTGGCCAATTATGAAATCTGTCTATAACATCATTTACTATTATGACAATCCAATGTAAACTTGCATCACCATAATATTTAAATGCAATATCTTCAGGTTTTTCACCCATAGCAACTTGATAATAATCAAATATTTTTGTATTTGCCGATGCATTCACAGCCAATTTAACTCTTTTTAATATATGTGTAAATTGTGATAGATTACCATCACCTTTTATATCATAATTTAATTTAGGAAATTTAGAAAAATACATTAAAAACCTTCCTTAGCTCTTTCTTTAGTAATAATTTCAAGTTCTTTAAACGACAACGACATTTCTGATTCTACAGGTGGTGTGTCACCAGTATCATCAGGAATATGCGCACTATATCTTGCACCACCATATTTGACATTTAAATTTTCTAACACACAAGTGGATACTTTATTTAGATATGAATTATGTTCACCTTTACCAACCCAATGATATTCTATATCAAATACATCAGGTGTAACAAATACTCTTGATTTACCTTGATCACCTTCTACTTCTGGTAACATATGAAATTTAAAGATGTTAATTATTTCTCTGACCATTTTTGCTTCTTCCATACTTTTAGGTATAAATTTGAAATTATAATTAAATGACCTTTTTGATACACCACTAAATATTAATTCCATTCTATCAGTTGTAACTTTACCAGTTCTTGCAAAATCTAATGCCTTTGTACCACTTGCGAATGTGTCAGCTGTGTTTCTAGCCACTTCTGGTGTACCTTCTTTAAACTCTGTACTAGTGGCTTGAACTTTATTTTCAGCAGCAATTATATTTGAAGCAGCTTTACCCAACAGACCAATTTCTTTATCTTCATATGCAGAGTTATATGTGACTTCTACTGTAGCTGGCATATACAATGCTATTACCATATCTGTTCGTGTTGTTGGTGCTCTTGTGTGTGTGAATATTTTAGTTGGTTTGTTTGCACTTCTACCTGGTCTTAATTGTGCTGCTTTACCACCACCACCCATAAAAGATGCAAATTTATTACCAGCTGCACTCTTAAATGTGTTTATTTTTTCTTGAGCTCTTTGTTCAAAGTTTTCTAATGGACTTAAATTCTTTGATGCATTACCAGCATTTTCATATTTTAATTTACCAACATCTTGTGTGTTTACATAGAATAATATGAAATGTCCTTGATTAGGTGTTCCACCTAAATCTAAAGGATATTGAAAAACTCTTTGTCCTGTCTTATTACCACTAACAGAATTATAACCACCTGTAAATGGGTCACCTAGTGATTGTGAGGTTAATGAATTTCTACCATTTAAAAACGAACCTAATTGATTGGTCAAACCACCAGAAAATAACTTAGTTGAAAAAACCATATAAATATTCCTATGAGTTATAGTGGCCGTTATATTCCTAGTTATCCCAAAAAATATAAAGGCAATCCTACTACTATTTATTACAGAAGTTTGTGGGAGCGTAAATTTATGGTGTATTGTGATAGAAATGACAAAATACTAGAATGGGGTTCAGAAGAAATACAAATACCTTATTTTTTACCTACAGATGGTAAATATCACAGATATTTTCCTGATTTCTATATAAAATGTAAAAGAGCTGATGGAAAAATAAGAAAAATGATTATAGAAGTCAAGCCAAAGAAATATACAAAAAAACCTAAAATACCAAAAAGAAAAACAAAAGCATTTGTAAAAGAAGTTTATGAATGGGGTAAAAATAGTGCCAAATGGGAAGCTGCAAGAGAGTATTGTAGAGATAGAAATATGGACTTTATCATTCTTACCGAAGACCACCTAATGCCCAAGTATAAATAATATTATATGAGTATATTTGACGAAATACGAAATCTACGAAAAACTGGTAGAGAACCATATCAGTGGTATCGTAACAGAATTAGAGAGTTGGGTGCACCATCATCTAGTGAATTAATTAGAGATGGCAGACTATCTGGTAGATATCATATTGGTAGATTAAATATGTTTTTGTATGACCCAAAATACAAAGACAAATTACCTTACTATGATGTGTTTCCGTTAGTGTTACCTATACAAAGATATAGTGATGGATTTCTAGGTATTAACTTTCATTATCTTCCTTATGCATTAAGAGCAAGACTAATGAAAAGATTAGAAGATGATGCAAGAGGACCACAAAGTGATATGAGAATTATTACATCATACAGTAAATTACAAAGGGTTAATTTAATTAAACCCACTTTAAAAAGATATCTATATGAATTTACTAGAAGTAGATTTAGAAGAATAGATAGTGAAGACTTTGTTACTGCATTAATGTTACCTGTACAAAGATTTAGAAAATCAAGTCAATCAAAAGTATGGGCAGACAGTAGAAAGGCAATATAGTGTTCAATTTAAGACAATGGAAAAGTACTTTTCTAAGACAAGAACAAGCTCAAACAAATAGGTTTGAGATAATGATTAATTTACCTAAAATATTAGGTAATAATTCTGAGGCTGCAAGATATGTAAGTTTGAGATGTGAAAACTTTCAATATCCTGAAAGAACTATTTTATCTGCACCTGATGATAATGTATATGGACCACCTAGAGAAATGCCACAAGGTGTAGTGCAAAGTTCCACAATCACAGGCACCTTTTGGTGTAATAAAGATTTAGATGAAAAAGTATTCTTTGAAGAATGGCAGAAAAAAATATATCAACCTGGTACATATAATATGAATTATTATAATGACATTGTTGGTGAGATACATATTTTTCAATTATCTAAAGGTAGAAGTTCTTCAATACCAGGTAACTTTTTAACTTTTACTGGTGCAACTGAAGAGAAAACAAAATATGGTGTCAAACTATTTGAGGTTTATCCTAAAACCATACAAGCACAAGAATTAAATACAGATTCTGGTTTGCAAAAATTATCAATAGATTTTGCATACAGATATTGGGAAGGTATTGGTCGTGAACCTTCTAAAAACTTAAACGATTACATAGCAGATAATTTACCTGGCAGTAATGAGTATGAATTATTTGATGTAAAAGGTATACTTACAGATATACTTGGTAAGTCTGGTGCTGGTCCAACAGTAGTTGCTGGTGGAAGAGCCGCAGCAGATTTATTATTAGAATAGGAGTGAAATATTATGGCTTTACCTAAACTTGAAACGCCAACATATAAAATAAAACTACAAAGTTTACAGCAAGAAATAGAATATAGACCATTTCTTGTAAAAGAAGAAAAACTATTAATGATAGCATCTGAAACAGGTGATGAAAAGAATATTATGAAAGCAATGTTAGACATTATAAATGAATGTACATTTCATAAACTTGATATACAAAAATTACCTATGTTTGACATAGAATTTTTATTTTTACATATCAGAGGTAAATCTGTGGGTGAACAAATTAAAGTAAATGTTACTTGTCCAGATGACGAAAAAACAAGAGTGGAAAAAGAAATTGATATCAATGAAATCAAATTATCAATCAATGAAAATCACACAAATGTGATTGATATAACAGATAGCATCAAAACAGTTATGAAATATCCTAGTATGAAAGAGGTTACAAATATGAATCTAAAAGACTCAAGTGAAATGTTTAAAATCATACCAAGGTGTATAGAAACAGTTTATGAAGGTGAAAAGATGATAGAAGACTTTAGTGAAAAAGAAGCAGAAGAATTCGTATCATCTTTTAATACAGAACAGTTTAAAAAAATACAAACATTTTTTGAAACTATGCCTAAATTAAAACACGATATTAGAGTTGAAAATCCTAATACAAAAGTAACATCAACAGTAACATTGGAGGGTCTGCAAAGTTTTTTTTAATAGCTCTTTCTCATAATAATCTAGAAAATTATTTTAAAACTAATTTCGCGATGATGCAACATCATAAGTATAGTTTAAGTGATATTGAAAATATGGTACCTTGGGAAAGAGATGTATATGTAGATTTACTTCAACAACACGTGCGAGAGGAAAATGAACGAATCAAAGAGCAAAATAGAAAAAACAGTTGACCCAGTGGTCGCTAAAAAAGATTTGAATGGTGACGGACACATCACTCAAGAAGAATTGGAGATGGATTTGGAATTTAAAAGAAAAGAATTAGAAGACGCAGATGCTCGTAGAGATGCTATGAGAAGAATGACTTGGTTTGCATTGTTTGGTA